GGGATCACCTCGTGCCAGCCGCGCGCTTCGCGGAACATCGCGATCAACGTGCCAAAGGGCCAGTGGGCATGGTCGAGATGGGCTTCGTCGATAGTGATCAACTTCCCGGTGATGTCACAGGGCACCCGTCCCTGTTCATCCCCATGCGCTTTGAAGTGGCGCAGCTTGGCAGCGCGTAGGTCGCTGGCAACCACCCCGCGACAAGCGTCTGCGAATTCCTGCGATTGCGGCTTGGGTTTCGCGCTGATCGCCGTCGGGAAGCTGAAGTCGGTCCATGAACCGTCAGCCCGCTCCACCCAGAACCCCGGGGTGGCAAATCCGGCTCCGACGTTGAGCCGCCTTTCGAAGCGAACAATGCCCGTGCCAATTTTCGACGGGGTATCCGTGATAGCGGCGTCATAACGTTCCAGCAGCGCGACAAGGTCGCTGTGGTGCGCAGCATCGATAATTTCGTCCCCGTCTGCATATGCATGCAGGATCGCCCTGAAGTGCACTGTGGCGGCCTTCTGGCTCGAAAACTCGCGTCCGTTACTCAGCTTCATTGCTTTGGCCATGCTTATGACTCCATTGAAAAATGCCGGCGCTGCGATGCCCACTCTACGGGGAACGGTTCGGCCAGCGTGGTCAGATTGATCCCTTGGCCCTGTCGGCCGTCGAGGATCGCGTCGATGATGTCAGGGGCGAGCAGCGTCATGCGAAGCACGCGGGTCAGGTAGCTCATCCCGATGTTCTCCTTCTCGGCCAGCTCCGTGACCGAGGAATACGCGCCCTGTTCCAACAAGCGCTTCCAGCGGAAGGCTCGGGCCAATGCCTTGACCACGGTGTTGTCGATGCGGGGGCGCTGCAACTGCCCGCCGGGCGGAAGCACCATTTCCTTGCGGCCACCCCGCTTCCTGATCTGGAAGGGAATATGGATCGTGACGGTCTTGGTTTCGTTGGCGTCCCTCATGCAGCCGCCTCCAGTGCGGGGGCCCGCAGTTCGCGGACCAGGGTCCCAATGCCGTCAACCCGGACCTTAACATCGAGGCCTGCGCTGCCAACGATGACCTTGTCGATCAGTAGCTGAACAATGCGCGCCTGTTCGGCCGGAAAAAGCTCCTCCCAAAGCGGATCAAGGCTCGTAAGTGCCTCCCGGGCCTCTTCCTCCGGTACTGTAGGGCAATTCTTGACTGCGCTTTTCCAAGCCCCGACGATTGCTTCGGGTTGGCGAAATACGGACCGAAGTTGCTCGACCACCGTGCCCTCAACTTCCGCTGCCGAGATACGGCCCATTGTGCAGGCCCCCGCGCCCTGCCGAAGCAAGGTCTGGCTGACGTAATAGCGGTAAAGCTTGCCGTTCTTGCGCGTGTGGCTCGGAGAAAACGCAGCCCCATTTGACCCCCAGAGCAGCCCCTTCAGCAACGCTGGGGTGTTAGCCCGCGAGCGGTTTGCACGAACTCGTGGGCTCTCCTTAAGGATAGTGCGAACGGCATCCCAGAGCTCGCGATCGATGATTGCGTCATGCTCGCCGGGATAGCTGGTACCCTTGTGGACTGCTTCGCCGAGATAGACCCGGTTGTTCAGCATGCGGTAGAGAAAGCCCTTGGTGATCTGCTTTCCCTGGCGGGTCGTAATGCCGCGCTGAGCGAGTTCCCGCAGAAGGGTTGTGCCTGATCCAATTTCGACGAACCGCTTGAAAATGAAGCGGACGTCCGCCGCGGCATCGTCGTTCACGATCAGCTTGCGAGCCTTCACATCGTAACCCAGCGGCGGGCAGCCTCCCATCCACATGCCCTTGGCGCGGCTAGCGGCGAACTTGTCGCGGATGCGCTCAGCGGTGACCTCGCGTTCGAATTGGGCGAATGACAGCAAGACGTTTAGCGTCAGCCGGCCCATGCTGGTGGTGGTGTTGAACGACTGGGTGACCGAGACGAACGTCACCTGATTGCGGTCGAACACCTCGACAAGCTTAGCGAAGTCCATGAGCGAGCGCGAAAGGCGGTCGATCTTGTAGACGACGACCACATCAACCAGCCCATCTTCGATGTCGGCCAGAAGGCGCTGCAGCGCGGGGCGCTCGAGTGTGCCGCCGGAAATCCCGCCGTCATCATAGCGGTCACGAACGGGGATCCATCCCTCGGAACGCTGGCTGGCGATGTACGCTTCGCAGGATTCGCGCTGAGCATCGAGGCTGTTGAACTCCTGTTCGAGCCCTTCTTCGGACGACTTGCGGGTATAAACAGCGCAGCGCAGCTTGCTGATGCTGGGGTTGTTCATGCTGCCCTCCGATTGTCTTTCAGGCCGAAGAAGACCCACCCGTTCCAGCGCGACCCGGTGATTGCCCGGGCGATTGCCGAGAGTGACTGGTAAGGCCGCCCCTGCCATTCGAAGCCGTCCAGGGTGACTGTGACGGTGTGTTCGACGCCTTGCCATTCGCGGATCAGTCTGGTGCCGACGATCGGTTTGAGGTCAGCGCGGACCCGGCGCGTGGTGATATTGCCACCATCAAGCTGTTCGCCCAGTTGCTGCAGCCGCTTCACCGTCGCTGGCTTCAAGCCCCCGTAGGCGAGTTCCTGCACGCGGTAGGCCAAGCGGCTTTCAAGGTAGCGCCGGTTAAAGGCTGGCGGTTCCTCGCAGAACAGGTCACGCCACTGGGCTTTGATCTCTGCGATCGAGGCCGCCTTCAAGGCAGCCAGTTGGGTAAGGACGGGATCAGTCTTCATTGTGCGGTTCTCCGGTTGTTGCACCGGCACTACCGCTCTGTTCGGGCGTGAAGTGTAGCGGAATTTCTCCATCTTTGTCAGATAGTTGAAGGCGTTTCCGCTCATGCAGGCGGACAAGGCCGGCACCCAGCAGCGCGTACAATTCTGCGCGGCGAGCTGCCGGGGTCATCTGGTCTGGGTGGAGCGGGTTCGGGCGCTTCACTGGGTCTTCTCCGTCTATCGCCCGACAGGATCGAGCGGTGGTGCTGAGACGGAAAAGCCAGTTCGGCGGTCGAAGCGGGACAGGGCCCAAATATTGGGTTGCGCGAATGGATCTTAAGACCAGCCGACAACCGCTAATTTCAAAAAAAATTCGCCGACCCCCAAGACATTCTGGACTAGAGGTCCTGGTACTACTTTTACGCGTTAAAGTCTTATGCGTAACATATGTCCTGATTCAGTAGACATCCCTGCCTTCTCGTCCTGGGCAAATACGACTAGATCCCCCGGACATTTTGTACACCCCTGCAAACCTTGTAGCTCGCCGCAACTGCTGCCATCTACCGTCCATGGAGAACGGAAATGGATGAACCGAATCAGGAAGTACAAGAAGACGGTAGTGCACCTCCGAGCAAGAAGTCGAGGAAGAAGCCGGCCGTTGAAAAGTGGGGCAGTAAGGTCATCGACAGCGGGTTCAGCATGATCCCGTCGCTATTGCTTCGCGCTCAGCATCGCCTGAAGCTGTCCCCGACCCAACTGGCCGTGCTGGTCCAGATCATCGATCATTGGTGGGAGGCAAGCCGGAAACCCTATCCGAGCAAGAAGGAATTGGCCAAACGCCTAGGTATCGGTGAGCGGCAAGTACAGCGTTACATCGCTGAACTCGAAGCGGCTGGGCTTCTTAAGCGTGAGGATCGGTTCGCCCAGAACCATAACGGCCGGCTCTCTAACATCTACAATCTGGATGGCTTGGTCGAGCGACTGAAGGAGATCGAACCTGATTTCCGGGATGCCCGAAACAAGGCCCGTCTGAGCCGGGTTGACGCCGAAACGCCCAATCTGCGTCGTCGCGCGAAGGCGGTCACTCCCGCCGCTGAAGCGTCCTAACGCACACAGTCCAACAGATCGAAAACTACCCCAACGGGTCAGCATGGCGCTGATCCGAAGCAACAACCTCGTCCTCAAACTTCATGGGAATCAAGAAAAAAGGAGTCCCCGTTTATGAATGACAACCACCTCAACAACAGTCTTATCCCGGCTCCGGCAAACGATCGTGGATCCATCAAGTCCATTTCAGGCCGCAACACCTTTACGGGAAAGCCGGAATGGCGCTGCACCCAGTGCGGAAAGCTGCTTGGCGTTGCCAAAGGCAACCAGCTGCACATCCGTGTTCAGAAAAACCGCGAGTACATGGTTGGCTACCCGGTCACTGCTAACTGCCACGGATGCGGTACGCTGAATAGCAAGTCGGCTTGCTAACGCTTCGACTGAAGCGCCTCAAAATCCCCGAAACTAGAGGCGCTTGACGCCCTGACTTGGCCATTAGGAGGCGCTCGACGCCCGGCCGTCAGGCTGGCGTCAAATGCCCTCTTCGTGGCACCAATTTCACCAAAACCTCACTCAATCTTCGTCCACCCTTAACTTCCAGCGCGGCTTCACAGCCATCAAATCTGCATTCCCGGCGCTAAGCCAGTTTGCCGATCCGACAGCCTTGCTGGAGCATCTGCACCGCGGAACGGCGACATCGCTTCAGAAGAACACTGTCCTTCAGGATCTTATAAAGGCCGCCAAGGCCAATAGCCGGTCAGGCGATAGCGCATTGACCCTGATGCTTCTGGCACTCTGGCCGGGGCTTGATGGTGTCTTTCGTCGGTCGCGGGCGCGCCGTCTTGGTGAGCTCGACGAGATTGCGTCTGAAATTCTGGCCCGTGCAACTGCATCGATCCGGGAACTTGATCTGGCTCAAGTGAACTGGGTTGCGGCCACAATCCTGATGAATGTCGAGCGCGACGTGCTGCGTGCCTATCAGCGCGAAACGAGCCGTCTGTCCAAGCAGGTAGAATTTGAAACCGACCTGCATGGCGGGATTGCTGATTTCGTTGATCCCGACCTTTCACCGGAACGCCTGCTTGCTGAACTGACCGACCTCATCGGGGTCGATGCAGAGCTGGTCCTGCGCGTCGTGATCGATGGCTACACCCAAGCCGAGGCTGGCAAGGAGATCGGTCTTTCAGAACCGGCCGCACGCAAGCGGTTCCAGCGCGCCCTGAAGCGCTTGCGCGATCATGCCAAACAAAAACCCTGAACCCGTTGTCCCGCTCGGTGCGCCTGGTTGGCTTTTCAACTTCGGACGCAACGAGCGTCTTCCAAAACAAGGAAGTCACATTTGATGAGCGACACGACTGCCATCGCGACTGAGCCTCTGAAGCGGATCCCTGGCCTTTATCGTCGCTGGGAGTTGCCGGAAATCTTCGAGGTCCAGCGCCGGTATCACATCGAAGAAGCCGGCACCCACGCCGACGGCACCCCGCTGTTGGCCGTCTATTCCAGCGAGCCTGAGGTCGATGACCAGGCCAGCGATTTCCCCGAATGAGAGGTCTCGCCATGTTGTTCCCGAACCCGATCGCGCGTCTGCGCAAAGCCCACTACGCCCTTGAAGACCTGCCTGATGCGGTCACGTTTCCGAAGCATCCCGCGCGCGAAAGCGATGCCCCGCTGCCGCTCGAAGAAGCGACCGTCGATGATATTGCCTTCGCCATCGTCGCGGCCGACCAGGAAAGCATCGCTGCTTCCAACCGTGCCTCGGCCCTGAAGCGCCTTTACAAGATGGCCCGCGAGGCCGGTGCCATCGGTATCGACCCGGCCGTGAAGTCCGCACTCAAGGGGAGTGCGAGCTGATGGCGATCTCCCTTTCCTCACTGCAGACGTCGAGCACGCTGCGCCCGCCCCGTATCCTCATGCACGGCGTGCATGGTGTCGGTAAGACCACCTTCGCGGCTGGAGCCGACGCGCCTGTCGTAATCATGACCGAGGACGGCCTTGGCATGTTGAAGGTCCCGCACTTTCCGCTCGCAACCAGCTACGCCGATGTGGTCGAAGCGCTCGACGCCCTGCTCAACGAAGAGCACGCCTACAGCACTGTCGTCATTGACAGCGTGGACTGGCTGGAACCGCTGGTCTGGGCGGAGACCTGCCGCCGCAATGGGTGGGCATCGATCGAAGCACCTGGTTTCGGCAAGGGTTATGCCGAGGCGCTTACGGTCTGGCGCGAATATCTCGATCGCCTGAACACCCTGCGTGATCGCCGCGGCATGGCCGTCGTCCAGATCGCGCATACCGACATCAAGCGCTTCGATAGCCCTGAGCACGAGCCCTACGACCGTTACGTCATCAAGCTTCAAGCACGGGCAGCAGCCCTGCTGCAGGAGCACTGCGATGTCGTGCTTTTTGCCAACTACCGCATGTCCATCACGAAGGCGGATGTTGGCTTTAACAAGAAGGTAGCCCGGGCACTCGGCTCCGGTGAACGCGTCCTGCACACCGCCGAGCGTCCGGCCTTCCTCGCCAAGAACCGCTACGGCCTGCCCGACACGCTTCCGCTCGATTGGAAAGCCTTCGTCGCGGCCATGCCTCAGCCTGAACAGCCCTGATCCGGAGTTTCCCCAATGGCACGTTTTGACACCGCTTTCGATGCGACCGGCATCGAACCCACCACCGGCTATGATGTTCTTCCAGCCGGCAAGTACCGCGCCCAGATCGTCGAGAGCGAGATGCGCGTCACCCGCAACGGCATGGGCCAGTTCCTCTGGCTGATGCTGGACATCATCGAGGGGCCGTATCAGGGCCGTAAGCTGTTTGACCAGCTGAACCTCGTGAACTCGAACCCGCAGACGGTCGAGATTGCGCAGCGCACGCTGTCGGCCATCTGTCATGCGACCGGCAAGCTGCAGGTCAACGACAGCGTCGATCTGCACCTGGTGCCGATGTCGATCCAGGTCGGGGTGAAGCCGCCCAAGGACGGGTATTCGGAGAAGAACACCATCCGCTACCTTGTCCCGGACAAGACCGCGCCGGCGGCGCATCAGCCTGCGCCTGCACCGTCGCAGTCGGCCGCTCCTGCCGCTGCTCCGTGGAACCGTAACACCTGATCCTGCGGGCTGCCGCGGGACGTCGCGGCAGCCTCCGCCAGACAAGAGACTGACCATGACTGAACCGCTCAACGCGGCCCCTGTGGCCGCGAACGCCCCCGGCTTGCCTGAAAAACAGCGCCGCCTGATCGAACTCGACGACGCGATCGCCAAGATCCGCACCCAGATCGCGACCGCCGATCTGACCCGCCAGACGCAGGGAAAACCGATCGACCCCGTCTGGTTCAACCGCGCCCGCACCGCCCAGCGTCACCTTTACCGCGAGCGTGCCGAACTGCTCGCCGATGGAAGCGGCTGGCACCGCCGCAACAAGATGAAGGACGCGCTGATCGAGATCCTGCGCGAACGCCACGAACCCGAAGTCTGGGCAGAACTGCTCGCCGCAGCGCGGGCCCGCAGCGAAGCGGAGGGTATGTGATGGTAGAGCTTCCCGCCCCGCCGACGCCGACCCTGACGGCGATCTACTCAGCCTATGAAGCGCGCCAGGGGGATGGCTTTCGCGAACACCTCGGCGCCTCGCTGATTGGCAAGCCGTGCTCCCGGGCCCTGTGGTTCGATTTCCGGTGGGTCACCGCCTCACGCTTTTCCGGCCGCATGCTTCGCCTGTTCGAGACCGGGCAGCGTGAAGAAGACCGGATTGTCGCCAACCTGCGCTCGACCGGCGCCACCGTACTGGAGGTCGATCCCGAGACCGGCCGCCAGTTCCGGGTCGAAGCCCATGGCGGCCATTTCGGCGGTTCGCTTGATGGCGCTGCCCTGGGGCTGCTGGAAGCGCCGAAGACCTGGCATGTGGTCGAGTTCAAGACACACTCGGTCAAGAGCTTCACGGACCTCGTTGCCAAGGGCGTCGTGAAATCGAAACCCCAGCACGCGGCGCAGATGCAGATCTACATGCACCTGACCGGGCTGTCCCGCGCCATGTACGTCGCGGTCTGCAAGGACACGGATGCGCTGCATATTGAGCGGATCGAAGCCGATCCGGCAGAGGCGACGCGGCTGCTAGACAAAGCCAAGCGCATTATTGGTGCGCAGCATCCGCCGGCCAGGATCAGCGATGATCAGACCTGGTTCGAGTGCCGCATGTGCTCGCACCATGCTGCCTGCCACATCGGTGAAGCTGCAGCCCTGAACTGCCGGACCTGTCTGCATTCCACGCCAGTGGACGGCGGCTGGCACTGCGCTCGCCACGATCGCAGGCTTGATGCTCAGGACCAGCGCCGCGCCTGCCCCCGCCATCTCTTCATCCCTGATCTCGTGCCCGGAACCGTCACAGACGCCGGTGAGGATTTCGTCGCCTACCGCATGGCCGACGGCTCCGACTGGCTGAACGACGCCCGCCAGAAGGAGGACGCACATGCTTGAGCTCCGCCCCTATCAGCAGTCAGCAATCACTGCGATCTACAACTACTTCGAAGACCATCACGGCAACCCTCTGGTGGTCATCCCAACCGCTGGCGGCAAAAGTCTGGTCATGGCCTCGTTCATCGACGGCGTGCTCAAGGCATGGCCCGACCAGCGCATTCTGATTGTCACCCATGTCCGCGAGCTGATCGCCCAAAACCATGCCGAGATGCTGGGGCTTTGGCCCGAAGCGCCTGCCGGTATCTATTCAGCCGGCCTTGGTCGCCGCGATGTCGAGGCGCGCATCCTGTTCGCAGGCATCCAGTCTATCCACCGCCGGCCGGCGGAAATTGGCCACTGCGATCTTATCCTGATCGACGAGGCCCATCTCATCCCGGGCAAAGAGAACACGATGTATCGCCGCTTCCTCGACCGGATGAAGCGCATCAACCCGAAGGTGAAGGTCATCGGCCTGACGGCAACGCCCTATCGCTTGGATTCCGGTATGCTCCACGAAGGGGAAAATGCCCTGTTTAGCGACATCGCTTACGAGGTATCGGTCCGAGACCTCATCGCGGACGGCTATCTTAGCCCGCTGGTATCGAAGCAGCCTGACACTACACTTGATGTGACTGGGGTCGGCTCACGCGGCGGTGAATTCATCGCCAGCGACCTTCAGAAGGCGGTCGACAAGGACGTTATCACCAGTGCCGCCGTCGAGGAGATCATCGCCTACGGCAAGGACCGGAGGTCTTGGCTCGCCTTCTGTTCGGGCATCAGTCACGCGACCCACGTCGCCGAGGAATTCCGTCGCCGCGGGATCAGCTGCGCCACCATTTTTGGCGACACACCCAAGGATCAGCGTGATCGCATCATTGCCGACTTCAAAGCCGGCAAGATCCGCGCGCTGGCTTCGATGGGTGTGCTGACCACCGGCTTCAACGCCCCGGCTGTGGACCTGATCGCCATGCTTCGCCCGACCAAGTCGGCGGGCCTCTATGTTCAGATGGCTGGCCGTGGAACACGGCTCGCGCCGGGCAAGCAGGATTGCCTAGTCCTGGATTTCGCCGGCAACGTGAAACGTCACGGACCCATCGACCTCGTCAAACCGAAACGGCCGGGCTCGGGTGATGGCGAAGCGCCGGTCAAGGTCTGTCCTGATTGCGATAGTATCGTTGCTGCTGCCGCTCTGGAATGCCCCGACTGCGGCTTCATCTTCCCGGCCCGTCAGGTGAAGGTGGCCCCCACTGCGTCAACGCTTGCCGTGCTCTCATCGGGCAAGCCCAAGCGTCCGGAATGGCTGCAGGTCTCGGGCATCTCCTACCAGCGCCACAACAAACCGGGGGGACGTCCTTCGCTCAAGGTCACGTACCAGTGCGGCCTGTCCTGGCACTCAGAATGGATTTGCCTTGAACACACCGGGTACCCCCGGACCAAGGCTGAGATGTGGTGGCGCGAGCGCGCACCAGGCATTCCGGTGCCGCGGTCCGTAGATGCAGCCTTGGCGCTGACCAACCGCCTGCGCCGTCCCAGCCACATCTCTGTGCGCCCCTCCGGCAACTACACCGAAATTACCAGGGCAAGGTTCGACACATGCCATACGCCAACCCCGGGCTCTGCTCCGTCTGCCATCGCGAAACCCGCGGCTTCGGGTGGTTCGTCCCGTACTATCGGGTCTCCGATGCCCGCAGGGATGAAAGCCGGAAATATCTTTGCAGCCGCGTCTGCCAGGACCTCTGTCACCGGAGGAAGGGCATGATCAACACCAGCCGGAATGAACAGGCCGCAATGATCAAAGGCGGCCAGGCTGGCGGCCGCTTCCTTGAGAAGATCGGCAAGACCGACCTTGCAACCCTCACTGATGCTGAGTGGGCAGGCTTCGTCGAGCATCTTGTCACGAGCTACTGTGATCACCTGCGCGAGCTCGCCGCTGACATGTCGGAGTGCCCGTTCTGATGACCAATTCCTATATGGCTCAGCTTGGCACGCGCCTGCTGGCGAATGGTTACACGATCCTGCCTATTGCACCCGGCCATAAAAAGCCGGGCCGCTACCAGCGCGGTGCCTGGGTCGATTATCCCGAGTGGAACCGTCATGCGGAACGGCCCACTACCGATGTAGAAGTCGCGACCTGGTCTGCTTGGCCGGACTGCGCCATCGGCGTCGTGGCAGGTGCAGTTGCCGCCATCGACATCGACATCCTGACCGATCCGGACCTTGCGTTGCGGATCGAACAGTTGGCGCGTGTCCGGCTTGGCGACACCCCGGCGCTGCGGATCGGACGGGCACCCAAGCGCCTGCTGGTCTACCGCACACGGGAACCGTTCAGGGGTATTCGGCGTGCGCCGCTTGAAGTGCTGTGCCTTGGTCAGCAGTTCGTCGCTTACGCCAACCATCCCGATACTGGTCAGCCCTACGTCTGGCCCGAAGAGGGGTTGGCCGAACTCGATCTGGAAAGCCTGCCGGTAATTGATGCGGACATGGCCGCCGCTTTTATGGAAGAGGCGCTCGCGCTCGTCCCCGCCGAACTGCGGCCTGCAAGTCTGGCCGCCCCTTCAGCCGTCGGCGCCTCGGTGTCAGGTCACGCTCAGGCAGGCACGATCGAGGCTGTGCGTTCCGCACTGGCGCACATCCCGAACACCGATCTCGACTATGACAGCTGGGTTCGGATCGGGCTGGCCATCAAAGGCAGCCTCGGTGAAGCCGGCAAGAACATCTTTATCGACTGGTCTGATCAGGCTTCGAAGAATGAACCTGCCGCCACCGAGAAGGCTTGGGCCAGCTTTCGCCCGGATCGGATTGGTGCGGGCACCATCTATCACCTTGCCATGGAGCGGGGCTGGAAACCCGAACCGGGCATGGTCCTGGATGGCAGTCAGCCGATTGATGCATGCCACCCAGCTTCCGGGCTACTGGCTCGCCTTGACGTATCTGCGGACGCCGATGCGGAGAGGAATCCTGCCAGCTTCAACCTTACCATCCCGGGTGGACTGGTGGGCAAGCTGACGGACTACATGCTGTCGACCGCTCGCCGTCCGCAGCCGCTTTTGTCGCTCGGCGCCAGCCTTTGCGCGATCGGCGCACTGATGGGCCGTCTCTACCGGACCGAGAGCAACCTACGCTCCAACCTCTATGTGGTCGGTATCGCGGATAGCGGTTCAGGCAAAAACCACTCCCGCGAGATTATCAATGAGGTGCTGTTCGAGGCTGGCCTTGCGAACCATCTTGGCGGCAACAAGATCGCGTCAGGAGCTGGGCTGTTGACCGCCTTGCATCGCCAACCTGCGATCTTGTTCCAGATCGACGAGTTCGGGATGTTCCTCTCCGCAGCGGCAGATCGCAAACGCAGCCCGCGCCATATCACCGAGATCCTCGACAACATGACCGAGCTTTACACCTCGGCCGGCGGGATTTTCCTCGGCGCGGAATACGCCAATCGTGATGGCACGAATGAGCGGCGTGACATCGTCCAGCCTTGTCTGTGTGTCTACGGCACCACGACACCGCTGCATTTCTGGGGCGCCCTGCAGGGTGCCAACGTGGTGGATGGGTCGCTCGCCCGCTTCCTGATCCTGCCCAGCGACGAAGACTATCCCGATGAGAACGTGGCGGTCGGCCTTCGCACCCCGCCGCCAGATCTGATTACGGGGCTGCAGTTGCTCGCATCGGGTCCAGGGCAGCAACGCGGCAATCTTGTGGGTGCAACGTCAGGTCCTCAGACCGCTGTGGTGCTCACCACAGTGCCGATGACCGATGAGGCCCGGGACCGCTTCAAGGCGCTTAGCGAAGAGCTTACGGTCGAATTGCGGGCAGCGGCAGGCACGGCCTTTACCGCCATCCTGGCCCGTATTGGCGAAATTGCTCTGAAGCTGGCGCTGATCGTCGCAGTAGGACACGACCCTGTGGCGCCGATTATCACGATCGACGATGCGGACTGGGCCATCGCGTTTGTGCGGCATTATGCCAAGCGGGCAATGGAGGCCGTCGACCGTCATGTCGCGGACACCGAAACAGAGGCCCACCTGAAACGGCTGCGTGAGGTAATCAGGACTGCCGGCGCCAAGGGCATCACCAAGTCCGAACTGACGCGCGGCACGCAGTGGCTCAAGTCCAGGGACCGCGACGACATCATTCAGACCCTGATCGAAAGCGGTGATGTGACCACCAGCATGCGTGGATCAGCAACGCGCCAAGCCATGGTCTACCGGTTGGCTCGCTAGATGGAGGATGTCGAACCGCTGTGGGACCCGTTAGCTGCGCGTGGCATATGCCACAGCTGGCTAATGCTTCAGCGAGCCGAATGCTTCAAAAAGAAGAATTCACCCCTTCAACCATATGGAGAAGCTGGATAAAATCGAAATTCGGAGATGTTTCAATCTTTCAAGGGGTGCCCTGTATATACCCTCGCGTACGCGCGCGTTTTAAGAGTTAGAGAGGTATCCCCTAGAAATATTGAATAATTGAAAGATTATATATTACCTAGGAATCCCGGGGGCTTGGACGGCCAAATGTTTCAATCCGTCCCCTTGAAGCCTTAGAAAGATCTCGGACGGCGCCCCCGTCCAGATGACGACCTGACCAGACCCACTTCGGGTTCGGGCGAGCTGCCAGCCTTCACCGGCCCATTGCCTCGCCCCGACCACCCCACACGAAGAGGAGGTCGTCATGACCCTGCCTGAATTGCAGGCCACAGCTTGCCCCGATAGTTCCCAAGTCCGGCAGAGCGGTACAATCACTCGCGGTGCCGTTCTTTCCCTCGATCTCGGCACCAGCGCCGGCTGGGCCCTCCAGTCTCCCGATGGTCACATCAGCGCCGGGACGGTGTCGCTGAAGCATACCCGCTACGACGGCGGGGGCATGCGCTACCTGCGCTTCCGGCGCTGGCTCGAGCAGCTCGATCTCGATGCAGGGCCGATCGAGGCGATCTACTTCGAGGAGGTTCGTCGTCACGCGGGGACCGACGCGGCCCATGTCTATGGTGGCCTGCTGGGTATGCTGACCGCATGGTGCGAAGAGCATCTGGTCGCCTATCAGGGTGTGCCCGTCGGTACGATCAAACGGTTCATCACCGGCAAGGGCAATGCCGACAAGGCGGCAGTTATCGCGGCAGTCCAGGCCAAGGGCTTTGCGCCAGCCGACGACAACGAGGCCGACGCGATCGCCATCCTGCACTGGGCCATCGAGACCCGTGGAGGTGTCCGGTGAGCGCGGCCGGTTTCCTGAAGCGCGTGGCGCAGGTGCTCGAAGATCGCGGCGCTGCCTACGGCGATCCCAAGACCCAGATGGAGGCAATCGCCCGGCGCTGGTCGATCACCCTCGGCACGCCTGTCACCGCCCAGCAGGTGGCGCTGTGCATGATCGACCTGAAGCTTGCGCGGCTGGCACACGATCCAAGTTACGCGGACGGCCCCGTCGATGTGATCGGCTATGCGGCGCTCATCCCGGAGATCATCCGTGGCTCGCGGTCGTAAGCGCAAGGCGGGCCGCCGCCATCCCTGCGGTAAGCTGGTGCAGCCGGGCAAAGCCGAGACCCTGCGGGAAGTCACGGCGACGGTGATGGACGCCCGCCAGCGTCAGTACGGCGTCACCGCGAGGCAGGCCAAGGACGAACGCCTGGGCTCTGCGATCGGGCGGCTGGCATTCGCCGGCAAGATCTCGGCAGAGCAACTGGCGGCAGCCGAACTCTATGGTGACCTGATGGCCCGCAACCGTGCGGTCATGGGGCTGCCGCCCATCCACCCGCATTCAGCAAGCGGCTTGCTACTCGACGAGGGGATCTTCGGTCGCAGTACCGCCGAGCTCGATCCGGACTACGTCGCAAAGATCCGCAAGAGGGCAGCGGCGGCGCTCCTGATGCTGGGCACTGCTGACCACGATGCCTCCGGGACGACAGGGCGCCGACCAAGCGTGCTTGTACATGCGGTTGTCTGCTATGAAGTTGATGCGGCAAACTGGGGCACGGCGGATCTCCGCAACCTAGAGCATGGCCTGGAAGCACTCATCACTCTGTTCGGCATCAATCGGGGCAGTTCGACGCCAGCATCGTCCGCCTAGCGGTTGACATAACAAACTGTGATTAAACGATAAAACTGAATTTCAGCATTGACGAGAGCATGGCGCTCATGTAGATGTTTCCGAAATATAGAGATGCGAGTTGCGCCCGGGGCTTACCAGCTTCCGGGCGTTTCTCGTTGCAGGCGTTGCGCGATGGCTGAACGACTTCGGGGACGCCAAGCAGTTGCGCAGCGCCTGCGTCGATTAAGGGCGGAACCCCTCTGCCGTGATTGCGCCTCTGTTGGGATTGTCCGCGAGGCGACCGTTCCTGACCACATCGTGCCGCTAGCCCGTGGCGGATCGGACGAGGACAGCAACATCCGCTGCCTTTGTGCCGAGTGCCATGCGAAGCGGACTGCGCAGCAATTCGGCCAGCGCAGGACGGTCGCCGTGGGCCCCGACGGGTGGCCGATTGGGTGACCAGGCCGGGGGGCGGTCCGAAAGTCTGGCGGTTTGGCGGGGGAAACCGCGCTTGGCCCAAACTTCACGCAACCGCGAAACTCGAACCGGGGGTCAGAAAGCAGAAAGGTCGCAGAATTCGGTCGAATTGACTGGATAGTTTCTGCGATACGAGCGGTAGTCGCCTGACGAAAACGGAGCGACGCAGATGACCAACTCGACCTTGCCAACCGCCAACGAAGCTTGGGGCTTTTATGGCACCTGCGGAGCCTTCGCGGATGCGGAGGCAGCCTGGGCGATCGCCTTCCCGGCGGTGCTGGCAGCAACTGATGGCACGGCCGAAGGGGTTCGGGATTTTCTCGATAGTCGCCATGGTCGCCACTTCGCAGATGACGTCCACAACGGCGTCCATGCGGGGCTGGATTTAAGCGTGGCCATTGAATCGGCGATAACGCGTTGGATGGGATGGGCCATTAACCGGGAAACCGCTCGCGAGATCGCGATGCCAAAGGGCCTGCCCTACCTGAAGGGCTTCGTCCTTTACTTCAGCCTGAAGGCTCAGGCTGCCTAGGTCTTTTCCGAGGATGAGCATGTATGCCGCTACCGACTACCGGAGCGATCTCACTTAGCGCCGTGGCAGCTGAAATCGGCCGCGCAGCTGGCAGCGCCATTTCTCTCGGCGAGACCGCCGTTCGCAATTTGGCGGGCGTGGCAACCGGGGCGATTTCGCTATCCCAGCTTTATGGGAAATCGTCGGTAACGTTTTCGCCTGTTGGTGGAGCAAGTAGCGCCACCCCTGTGCCCTTATCAGATTGGCGATCTGGGGGCGGCTCGGCACAGGTGACTATCACTTGCACCCAAACAGCTGTGTGGGTCCACTCGAAGAGCGGAACTTATGGGGTCGCCACTGTTGCATCTGGCGGATCGGGCACTTCGATCACATTCACATTGGCGAACAACGGTACAACAATTCGCGAGACAACTTGGAACGTTAGTGGGACTGTTGGGGGCATAACGCAGTATTGGCAGGTTACGTTGACCAATGACGGATTTGCCTGATGTTTTGTCTCTAGCGGGCGCAATTTCGGAATACGACATTGGTTGTCATCATTGACCAAGCGAGATGACGCACAGCCGTGCCATCAGAGAATGGCTGAAGAATATTACGAAAAGTCTCGCAAGCCTTTGGGCGCGGGCTGACAGACCCCTTTCGAGGACATCTATGGATCAGGACTGGCCGGCCCAGAGCAGCGAGCTCTGGCCAATAGAGAAGATCACCCCTTATGCGCGCAATTCCCGCACGCACTCGGACGAACAGGTAGCCCAAATTGCCGCCTCGATCCGCGAATGGGGTTGGACTAACCCGATCCTAGTCGATGAAGACGGTGACCTGATCGCCGGCCACGGCCGACTGCTGGCAGCCCGCAAGCTAGGGCTGACCCAGATCCCGACCATGGTCGCCAAAGGCTGGAGCGAAGCCCAGAAAAAGGCCTACGTCATTGCCGACAACAAGCTGGCGCTGAACGCCGGCTGGGACCTTGAACTGCTGGCCGTTGAACTCAGCGATTTGCAGGGCTTCGATTTTAATCTGATGCTGACCGGCTTCTCGGACGACGAACTGTCGAAGCTGCTGGCCGAAAAAACCGAAGGCTACACTGACCCCGACGAGATCCCCGAAGCGCCCATCGACCCTATCGCCAAACCCGGCGACGTCTGGCTGCTCGGCAAGCACCGCCTGGTCTGCGGCGACAGCACCGATGCCGACACCGTCGCCAAGGCGCTGAACGGGGTCTCACCCCACCTGATGGTCACCGATCCGCCCTACGGCGTGGAATATGATCCGGCCTGGCGCGAAAAGGCCGGCGTTGCCGCTTCAGGCACTGCCAAGGGCAAGGTGCTGAACGACGACAAGGCCGACTGGCGCGAAGCCTGGGCGCTGTTTCCGGGAGACGTCGCCTATGTCTGGCATGCTGGACTCTATGCCGGTGTAGTGGGCGACAGCCTGGCTGCCTGCGATCTGATGCTTCGCTCCCAGATCATCTGGGACAAGGGTCAGCTCGTGCTCTCGCGCGGCGACTACCATTGGGAGCATGAGCCCTGCTGGTATGCCGTGAAGAAGGGCGCGAAGGGTCACTGGGCCGGTGACCGCAAGCAGACCACCGTCTGGCATATCGCCAAGCCCAAGAAAAACGAGACGGGTCACGGCACCCAAAAGCCGGTCGAGTGTATGAAGCGCCCGATCGAGAACAATTCCAGTCCGGGTCAGGCGGTTTACGAACCGTTTTCAGGCTCGGGCACCACGATCATTGCCGGTGAGATGACCGGCCGCGCTGTCCACGCCATCGAGCTGAATCCCGCTTACATCGATGTCGCCGTGAAGCGCTGGCAGGACTTTACTGGCAAGGCCGCAACCCTTGAGGGTGACGGCCGCACCTTTGACGAAATCGCAGGCGGGGGAATGGCTGAGGCTGCATGATTACCGGCAGAAAGCCGAAACCCACGCAGCTCAAACTTGTCACGTCCAATCCCGGTAAGCGGAAGGTCAACCGCAAGGAGGCGAAGGCCAAGGCTGCCATCCCCGTGCCACCCCACCATTTAACCACCGACGCCCTCGAAGAATGGAACCGGGTGGCGACCGAGCTCTACAACCTCGGGATCCTCTCCGAGATCGATCGGGCGGCTCTCGCGGCCTACGCCGTGGCTTATGGCCGCTGGGTCCAGGCCGAGCGCGCGATCGCCAAGATGGCCGAGAAGGACCAGCTGACCGGCGGCCTCATGATCAAGACATCGAACGGCAACGCGGTCCAGAACCCGCTGGTGGGCACCGCCAACAAGGCGGCGGCCGACATGATCCGTTACGCCGCAGAATTCGGGATGACGCCGAGTGCCAGGAGCAGGATCGCGGCCCAGCCGCCAGAAGAAGGCACGGACCCCGCCGACCGCTTCTTCGCCTGACCGGACACTGGCCTATGCCCAAGCGGTGACCTCGGGTGAGATCGTCGCCGGGCCGCATGTGCGCAATGCCTGCAAACGGCACATCGCGGATCTGGAGCGCAAGGACGGCATCTGGTTCGACCAGACGGCCGCCAACCACGCCTTTGCCTTCTTCGAGGAGGTACTGAAACTTTCCGAAGGCCAGTTCGAGGGTGAGCCCTTCGAACTGCAGCCGAGCCAGACGTTCATTGTCGGCTCGCTGTTCGGCTGGAAGCGCAAGGACGGTCGCCGCCGTTTCCGCCGCGCCTACATCGAGCAAGGCAAGGGCAACGGAAAGTCACCGGTCGCGGGCGGCATCGGCATTTACGGGATGACCGCCTGCAAGGAAGCTGGCGCCCAGATCTATGCAGCTGCAGCTAAGAAGGAGCAGGCCAACATCCTGTTCCGCGACGCGGTCCGGATGGTGCGGCAATCACCGGCGCTGGCACGGCGGCTGGAGTTTTCGGGCGGCCCGGGACGCGAGTTCAACATCGCGCATCTGGCATCAGGCAGTTTCTTTCGGCCAGTGTCGCGCGATACCGGCAAGACCGGCTCGGGCCCGAGGCCCTATTTCGTGCTGGCGGACGAGGTCCACGAGCTTCCGGACCGTTCGATCATCGAGATGCTGGAGCGTGGCTTCAAATTCCGCCGCGATCCGCTCCTGTTCATGATCACGAACTCGGGCTCGGACCGTAATTCCGTCGCATGGGAGGAACACGAACATGCCATCCGGGTGGCGGCTGGTAATCCAGATGCGGTGACCGACCCGACCTTTCTTGGACAGGTCATCGACGACACGACGTTTAGCTACGTCTGCGCGCTCGACGAGGGCGACGACCCGCTGACCGACCCCAGCTGCTGGATCAAGGCGAACCCACTGCTGGGCGTCACGATCACGGAGCAATACCTCTCGGAAGTCGTGGCCCAGGCAAAGGCCATCCCGGGGCAGTTGAATGGCATCTTGCGCCTCCACTTCTGTGTGTGGACCGATGCCGAAACCGCCTGGATGGCGCGCTCAACGCTCGAGCCGCTGCTGGCCGAGTTCGAACCCAAGGCTGGGCAGTCTGTGTGGCTCGGGCTCGATCTCAGCCAGAACCGGGATTTGACCGCACTGGCGGCTGTTCAGCGCAGTGGCGAGAAAGACGGCAAACCCTGCTTTGACGCATGGGTCGAGGTATGGACGCCGGGCGATACGCTCAGCGCCCGCGTGCTGCGCGACAAGCAGCCCTACGACCTTTGGGTCGCCGACGGATTTCTGAACGCACCGGCCGGCGAAAACATCAGTTTTCGCCATGTGGCGCAGGCGCTGGCTGAGCTGGCCTCGGACTTCCGGGTCGAGGCGGTAGCCTACGACCGCTACGCTTTCCGAAGGTTCGAGGAGGAGGTCGCCGAGCTCGGGCTCGACCTGGCCTTTGTCGAGCACCCGCAGGGCGGAACCAAGCGGGCCAAGCCTACGGGCGAGATGACCGAAGGCCTCTGGATGCCGGGCTCGCTCCGGCATCTGGAAGAACTGATCCTTGAGGGCCGCATCCGGCTCAAACGCAATCCGGTCCTCATCTCGGCAATGATGTCGGCGGTCACCGAGACCGACCGCTGGGACAACAAGTGGCTCTCCAAGCAGCGGGCCATCAGCAAGATCGACGCAGCCGTCGCGCTGTGCATGGCAGTGGGGGCAGCAATGGCGGGCGATACCAGCGGCTCCATCGACGACTGGCTGAAGAGCCTCGCCACATGAACCTGCTACAAAAGGCGCTGGGCTACCTCGCGCGCTCCATCGGCCTCACTGACCCGCGGCTGGTGCAGGCCGTTGGCGGGCGCACGACAACAACCGGCGAAGTGGTTTCGACCAGCTCCGTGCTGGGGCTCGCCTCAGCCTGGGCCTGCGTCAACTTGCTCGCCGGTACGATCGCTTCGCTTCCGCTCATGGTCTACCGGACCCGGGGCGGTGCACGGACGGTCGCGACCGATCATCCGCTCTACCGGATCCTGCACGACAGCCCGAACGCCGACCAGACCGCGGTCGACTTCTGGGAGTTCATCTGCGCCTCGATTGAACTCAGCGGCAACGCCTATGCCGAGATCATCCGGGGCAGCAATGGCCGGGTGGTGGCGCTGAGCGTCCCCATCGCGCCCGAGCTCATGACGGTGCGCCGTCTGCGTGACGGCAGCCTTGAATATGAGTGGTCGGACAATGGGGTGCGCTCCATCGTCGGCCAGGACAACATGCTCCACATCCGGGGCTT